ACCAATAACATTACCTACCGAAGCACCAAAAGCTCTAAACCCCTCAGCATTAGCCACAATAGAATCAGAAAAATTCCTAAACAAGCCACGCCCGCCGCCAGTGCCACGCATGGCCCCAAACATGTCAATCAACACATTCGCTGCAGGCTCAAACTCCCCCAGAAAATCCCCAACACCCCTAAAGAAATTACGTATTGACCTGAAAAACCCGACAAAGCTCTCACCCATCTGAGTAATATTTTCCAAATGATCAAAAATATTATTACGAATAAAATCCATAGTCTTATCGACCATAGTCACTAACGTGGGTGCAAAAGACTCCGCACCAAACCGCTGAATTAACGCACCCATACTAATAAAGTTTTGACGCATAATTCGTGCAATGTCCATCATGGCGTTGCGGAACGGTTCCAACAGTGGCTGACCCATATCCGCAAAGATATTCTTCAGTCCAGCAAATTCTGTCTTAGCGGTACCGACAAACGTTCCCGCCAGTCCTGATGAAACCCCACTGAAATTGTTAGCAACTACGTTCCCCGAGCCAATAGCATCCATAAGCTGAGACATCGAAGAAACCCCGCTCAAAGAACCTGCCCGAAACCCGCGAGACCCAGAAACGGCCGCAGTCGCTGCAGTCAAATCGCCAGATGCAATAGCGTTCGCAATCTGCTGTACCGCCGCAGGATCACCGCCAGATAAATTAATCATCTGTCGAGCCATCGCTGCCGACCTCCCAGGACCAACTCCTGCCCTTGCAAACGACGCCACCAACGACTGACTCGCTTCGCTTCCCAGCAAGCCAGCATTACGAGAACCTAAACTTCTGCTAAGCAGCGCAGCGTTCTGGGCACCCTGCCGGTTCATAGCCCCACCCATAGTAGGGATAAGCATTGCTTCTTGGAACTGCCGCATCGCCGCAGCAGCCACTGCCAAAGATGTCGCCACACCTGCTGCTGTAACAGATAAACCTTTCAAAGCTATGTCATACAACGAAATTGCTGCACGCCCCGTAATAAGTGCTAGCTTAACAGACAGCAAACCTACAGTAAATAACGCTAACTGCCCGACCAGCGCAAACACAGTGAACTTCGCAAAAGTCATCGCAAACTTCTTGAAAACCTGCACCACTCCTGTGAGTGTACGCCTAAACTTGTTATGCCGCTTGTCAACATTGCCCATACGCCGATCGTGCTTGTCCAGCGTACTATTCATGTCATCGAAGTTTTTGGTGGCGTCTTCTAGCCGATCAGCGGTCTCACCTAAGCGGTCGTTAGTTCTAGTTATGGTTTTTTCGACACGCTCAAAGTTTTTATTTGAGCTGTCAAGCCGATCATTTAGCTTGTTTATATTATTAGAAAAACTCCTCGTTTGTTTCTCTACAGTTTTAAGCTTAGCCTTTAATGCATCCAGAGCAGCATCATCAACATCAACGTTAACAGTAATTGTAACTCTATCTTGCGCAGCCACGAAAACACCTCCCCACAAAAGAGAAACCGGGAACCTCTATTATTCTATAGAAATTCCCGGCACTCAGTAGCCACCATGACTACCCTTTCTCTCTTTTTCTCTACGCTCATGATCCGCCGCCAACGCCTTAGCCGCAGCCATACGAATCAACCACTCATCCAAATCACAATCCAACAACTGAATCGGATCACAATGAAACGCCTCAGCAAGCCGCGCAACAGACTTAACCCGAGGATCAAGGGCTAGCTCATCAACTAGCCCTGCATAGGGTCCTCAGCATCAACATCATCCCCATACCCCGCATAATCCAGAATCTTCAACGCAACATTCTCAAGATGCGGATCAACACCATAAAACGCACGAATAGCATCAGGCAACGGCCGCTGAGTACCCGTCATCTCCAGCATCACCGGAGAAGCAAAAGTAATCGCATTACCATTATCATCCAACACAAGCTCGTCATTCATATAAATACCAGTAACCGTATTACCAATCACATAACACGAAAACTTGATCGAATCCAACTCATCCGTCTTACGATTCGTCGCATTACGCCGCCACGCCTTCAACTGATCGTTAGTAATATTCGGAGAAAACCGAACAGTCACACCCACACGCTCCGGCACATTCATCTCCACCTCAGGACGCGTAACCTCACGAGAAATCTCTTCCTTCAACATGTCCAGAACAGAAACACTCTTAGAAGTAGAGCCAAACGCATCATCCTTCTTAGAAGGAGCTGAACCAGCAACCTCCACAATATCATCGGCCATCAAACAATCCTTTCATAGACAACGGCTTCTAACATAGGCTAGTAAAACCCAAACAGCATGTCAAGGCACAACATAGAAAAAACGCCACCCGAAGGTGACGTTTTCTCTAAATTAGTGTAAAGATTAATGAATTAAATAAAACTCACTCTACGTCAGAGATAGCAAACGTAAGCGAGAACGTGGCCGGAGCACCCGAAGAAGCATCACCGTCAGGCTCAGTCAGCCCAACCAGCAGAGCCGACGGATAAACCCGCTCAGACCCAGGCTCCTTCAAATCACAGTTAAGAGTGTAAACCGTAACGTCGTAATGGGCCTTACCCACTAGCTGACGAAGATCCTTAATGTCACTATACTCGCCTGCATCCGTCGTGACGAAACGGCTAAGCGTAATATCGCCAATCTCGGACGGAGCACACAAAGTCACAGGGAACGGCTGCCCTCCATCATACACCTTCTCAACCGCAGCACTAATCTCACCGCCACTAACCGTGGTGAAATACGGACCAACATCACTACCCTGCAAATCAGGCGGGTTAACACCAGCCTTATTCAGCGGTAAAATTTCGGCCACAATTTGCCTTTGAGTTGCTTTTGCTAATGGCATAGTTTATTATCTCCTTACACTAGAGGATCAACAAGATTGCTCTTGGTGATAACAACATTGATCAAGTCCGCCACACCAGACACCCGAACACCGACCGTAGCAGTAACCTCGCCACCGGCTAGCTGAGTCGTCGGGTTGTTGTCCGTAGACACATCAACGGTAAACCCAGGGTCAATCTGACCACCGTTCGCATCAAACGCAGCATACAAGCCATTCGACTTAGCAATAGGCTTAAGCAGTGCAGTAATTGCTGAACGAATCCGACCAAACAACACGCCGTTACCGTCAATTACATCAAACAAGAAACGCTCCATACGTTCCTCGATACCATCCTTGATGTAATTAATTGTATCCTGCTGAGTAATGTAACGCCAATTCGCTTCGTCACTAGAGACCGAGCGAGCACCGTACACCCGAATCGTATCGTTTACCTTACGGATAGCGTTAATACGGGCGTCATCCAACGTCTGAGCCGTAGCCGGAGTCACGTCCTGATACAGATCCGCAACATTGACGGCCTCAGAAATCTGGCCCGCACCCGGACGCCACGGACCACCCGCAGCCTCAACCGCTTTCGACCGTGCCGCAGCAGCATACGCCTCAGGCGACAAATTAATCGTGGCCGTAGTTACAGAAGACTGACCAGTCGCCAACTCCGTCGTATTCGGAGAAGGTACCTTAATGTGTGGCCAATAGAAGGCCATCGACTGTGCGTTACTATCGGTGTAATACCCGGCAGCCGCAGACTTAGCCGTAGCCGAAGAATCTCCCAACGTAAACGCACACAACGCAACCCGGTTCGCAGCTACACCATGATCCCTCAAAGCATTCCAAATAGTTGATCCTGTATAGCCAGGCGCCGCAACAGCGCCCACACCCAACGTCGGACTAAAACAACTAGTCACGTCAGGGTCCGGATCAAACGTGCCATCCAAAGCGCTTACAATATGAGCCGCAGTCGGAGCAGTCTCCGCCCCGCCGGTAAACGACGCATCCGCAATCGCATCAGGGTTCGTTACCGCAGGATCAGCATCCGACGCAACCACCAACTGCTTCACATTAGAAGTATTAATGAAGTTAATCGCATCGTCCTTGTCCAGAAGATCACGAGAAGTCAATAGCTGAACCCCGTCCAAAGCGATCTTCACACGGAAATATCCGGCCAAAATGTTAGCATCCTCGACACTAGTTTCAATCGTGGCGGTCAAACCATTGCCCCAAGTGCCCACATTAGCAGCCGTCAGCGTCAACGTAGCAGAAGCGCCCTGATTCAAAGTCAGTGTCGCAGCTACCTGACCACCCGGCGTGTCATAATCAGTCGTCCGGAAAACGTAGCAACGAGAACCGCCCTCATCAAAAAACGTCTTCACATGCGAATACAAATTACCCGACTGATAATTACCATAAAAAGTCGTGTAGTCCCTAAAACTACGAAGAAGCGTAGGCTCAGTCGTTGACCCACGCTCAGCAGTACCCACTAAAAAAGCTTGACCCGCTACATTAGTGCCAGTACCCACAGGACCAGTACGTACTGTAGTGGTGACATTAACTCCCGGCATAATTGCCTCCATATTCTTGTAGTTAAAATACTAGTATTGAACATGCCCTGCGGGATACGCAAAGCGTACGCTCTATCAAAATTTATTTTACCACGCCAGTAGCAAAACCTAGTGTAACTACGTGGGTAGGATTACGAATCGTCTTTAGCCTCAAGCTTGGCGCGCTCTTCCTCAATGACCGCTTTCCAGTCAACAGTGCCGCTCTCATTCAGCGGAAGCCCTGCCCTCTTAACCACTTCAGCGTATCTCTCAAGCACCTGCGCTCGATATTCACGAACATCCTGACTGGATGGCGGCTCGGTAGCCGACACATTCATGACTTCGTTAGGTAGTTGTTTGTTTTCTTCTGAACTCATATCGTTAGTCTATCTCATCTAAGGTCGCAGCGGGGTCGCTGAGTAAAGAATTCTTTTTGTTAGGAGAATCAGGCCCTGGCGGAAGCCCAAAATCTGGCGCAGACGAACGAACCGTATCCAACTCATCAAGCGTGGCAGTCATATCATCCACAATCGTGGGACGAGCTTCGCTTTGAACAATTTCTACAGCTTCAGGAATAGTACGCCACTCGCCCATTCCCTCAACCTGCCAGCCTCTTGTACCCGCTCGTGACGGATTAACCGTAACGACACCAACCTCATTAGGGTCAAGATCAGCGTACGCCTGATAATTAGGACTCCAAAACAGAGGATCGGGACGGTTCGGAACATTGAACTGTCGCCAATACGAATAATCTTTATAGAACTCTCCACGCTCTTTCATCGTGGCTGGAGCAGCCGATAAAAGTTTCTCTCTCACATCTTCAGGCATACTCGTGTCCCAGGCAGCGATCTCTGACTTCATTCTCTCCACGGCAGCCGGACCCGTATCGTCACGGACAACCTCATGCATCTCATGAATACCACGAACGATAGAATCCGCAACCAACGGGTCGGTCGTAAAGCTAATAGCTTTACTTGTGCCGCCGCCCAACCCTGCAGGAGCTTCACCTGACTCGTCCCTTAACTGTGCACGAGTTTTAAACCCTCCATCTTGCAAACCACTCAAACCTGTAGTTACATGTAACAATCCTTGTGGAAGGGTTTCCCACATGCCTCGATCAGCCCTAGCGGCAGCACCATACCGCTGGTTCGCCTCCGACCTTTCATCAGTGTCACTGCCCCAAACCTCTTCAGGGTTACCTATGTCAATCTTATTTAGTGCAATAGCCCGAGTGATTTCAGCTTGCCAAGCCTGCTCGATTTCCCTCCTAATTGTCATAGCCGCAACAGCGTCATCCTCTGGTAGTACATCGAAAACTGATCCAATGTCAGCAAGACCGGGTTTCTCATCTTTAGGCACGGGTAAACCATCATCAGCAATAACTTGCGTCTTAAACAAATCAGGACGCTCTCTCAATAATTCAACACCACGCCCCCATTGTTCCTTCCCGTCTTCATTAAAGCCGACAGGAGGAGGCCCAGGAACCCAAAAACCGCCATCATCAGTTTCGACAACACCTCCCCCAGGAATATCCGTAGACTCCTCACCACCATCAAGACCCTCAGCACCAATACCAATCATCGCATCAACAGCATCATCCCGATCAGAACGCAACTGATCAGACAAACCCCGCAACTCAGCCAAACGCTCCTTCTGCCTCAAAAACTCAGGAATCTCCGCCTCATACGCAGCAAACTCCTCCCGCTGACGCTCCAACCCCGCAACAGGATCAAGACCATCCAACGACACATCATTCTCATCCATATAATCCAACAAACGCCACAACACCTGACCCGTCATCTCCGAATCAGCATCAGCCGTATGCCACGAAAAATCCTCCAACCCGAAAAACTCCTGCAGCTTCTTCAACGACGCACTACCCGGCGCGCCCTCAACCCCAGAACGCTTAACAATATTACCCAACCCCATCGTGTCAAAATACGTGACCTCATCCAAATCAAACGACGGCACACCATCGGGATTATGACGCTGCCGCTCCAACTCCATACGCTTCAAATCAAACGCAGCATTATGCGCCATAAACACCACATCAGAGCCATCAGTTTCCCCATTAGCAAACTGCATAAACTCCTCAAACACCTCAGACATCGTGGGCTGCCTATCCAAAAACTCCCTAGACATAGCTTTGCCCTCGGCATCAACTAGATTCGTTTGGGACCACTCCGACAACTCATCAAAATCCACATTCACATACATGGAGAAACGATCCACAATCATACCGTTCTCGTACACCACCCCGCCCAACTGAACGATACGGTCATCATCAACCTCATCAGGGTCCATACGCCCAGCCGTCTCAGTATCAAAAACAACTACACGCTTTCCTCTGAGGATCTGTGCAACCTCCCGCCATGACTGAGCCTCACCCAACTCGTCACGCAGGCCCGACCCCGCAATATGCGGAGGAGGCGAAAACGGTGCCCACAGCTTGTCTACGAGCTTACCGTTCCTAAACAGTTTAGGCTCGTCTATCTGAGCCTGCGCCAACTCGCCCAGAATTCGGTGGTCTCGGTCATCCCTTTCGGCATCGCTCAACATCTCAAGAGTAGTCGCAGGATCAATAGAAAGTTTAGGTACCATACTGCGCCGTTCAGTGCTCAGTAAATCTTCCCGATCCCACGGGGTAGACTCACTAAGCTTCAAACTTCGCCTAGCAGGCATAGCCGTTAGCGGCGGAATTTCGTCCTCAGACCAGCCACGCTCGGACAGAATAAACTTAAGTTCCTCGGGGATAATTTGAGTCGCCAACCTATCTAGCTCTTCAGGTAGATTACTACCGGCTTCACTGGTTCCCGCTGGAATTCTGCGGTTCTTCAAGATTTGAGACGACAGCACTTCTGCCAAAACCTCCATACGCTCAGTACGGATCACGTTTCTGCCTACTTCGGAACTAAGGTCAAGTCCCGCACGATCCTTTAACGGCACCCCGAACTTTTCATTAATGTAATCATAGCCCGGAGTTTGTCCGAAGATAGATAGCAGATATCCTTGATCCGCTCCCCGAGGATCATATTCATAGTTTCTAGCATACTCTTCTAACCACCCCTGATTTTCATCTATCCATTTTTGAGAAAGTCTACGAATAGGCGAATTTGTGTTTGTGATATACCTGCCAGTAATTTCTAGTGAACTTAGATTTACCTGCTCCCTTTTAAGCTCCGCCTCGCGCAGTTGCATCGCTTGAACCTGTGCAATAGTACGACTCGGATCTCTCCTTAATGCCATTAACTGCTGTAGAGCCTCTTCTAACTCATAAGAATTATTCAATTGCCGTCTAAAAAAGAAATCTGAAGTCAGCAAATAATCTATCCTATGAACCGCCTCGTGAACAGCCACAGTCTCCAAAGACTTAGACGAAATAGTATCCAGACCATACTTTTTGGAAATATCAAACAACTCCTGCAATTCAGGAGTATTGGCCATACCCAAAGGAAGCTCTACACCGTCCGCTCCATCATCCGGACCAAACCGCCTAATCGTCTGACGTTGCTTATCTACGACCAAATGATCACTCAAGCCCAGCATACGTGGAGCAATCGTCAAAACCCCATTACTGCCATTATAGCTACCCGCAGAATTAGGACTGATACTGCCGTCTTTCTTTTTAGGAAAGCCGATCAGAATCTTTTTAGGACGAAACTCTGGGCTTAAAGAATCAGCAGCCTTCCGGATTTTTCGCAACAACTCAGGATTCTCTGCACCGCCCGGAATATACCCTAAAATCCCGGCTCCGCCCATTTCGTTCAGCACCTCATCGCTAAACTCTAACTCTATATCTATAGGCTTCGTTACCTGCTTTAACTCAGCTTTTAGCTCTGCTAAACGTCCACGAACCTCTCCGGCTACCTGAGGCTCCTCTTCCCTATTTAAACGATCAATTTCAAGCTCAGCAATTTCAATATCTCGCAAAACTTGAGTAATAAGATCAAAGTCCTGATACTTGCCGCTGTGATCTCCCGCACGATCCACCAACCTACTATCAGACGGAATCGTATGAGACGAATCAGCAAACTCGATACGTCTATCCGTATCTAACGCTGCCATATCCGACCTGATTCGGACCGCTTCTTCCGCAATATCATTCGACGTACGCTCAAAAGCATAACCCATGTAATAATCGTAATCTTTAAACTGTGCCCCCTGCCTAAATATACGATCCAATTCCTCACGCTTATCAGAATTACTGCCGATATCGGCCATATACTGCAACTGATTCAACCAATCATACTGCTGTTGCTTTTCCCTATCAGTATTATTATCTAACCACTCAATATGGTAATACGCCTTATCAAAATCACGACTAACGTAAGCCTCCACAAGCTCTTTAATGTGGTGCTCATGCCATGTCGTAACCGGCATAGTCTGAGTCAACGCCCGTACAAACTGTACAGTATCCTCATCCACCGGACCAAGTACTTCTTCCACCGGGCGATTACTCATCACCGCCGTCTTCCGCGCCTGCGCCAACCTACTGCGAAGCGTCTCAAACGAATCTTTACTACCATCACGCACAACAGTCACTAACTCTAATCCAAAAGGAAGTAACCGCTCATACTCCGGAAGCGCTCCCCGCTGCTTCATAGGAGTGCCATACAAACGTTCGTGCATGACATCAAACAAACGCTGACGCATCAACAAAGCACTTCCATTAATACTACTTCTAGACGCATCCGACAGCCTAACAAACGCTGCCAGTCTATCCTGAGTCTCTTGTTTAATTATCCCACGCCGAACCGCATCCGGCGACAACAAACTCCTAATCTTCTCGTCATTCTCAGTTAACAGAAGCACCCCCTCCCGCCCCATTGCTGTTGCGTCGGACAATGGAGCCACATTATCAAACTCACCATCAAACCGAGACTCATCCGCCAACGTCGGACCCAAAAATCCGCGAGGCAACATGCCCGTCGACTCAAACACCAACGGTAAATCATCACCCAAAGTACCCAACATCGAACCCAACGTGGACTCGCCCTCATACCACGAAGGCGTAAAATCCCAAACAGACCCATCCGGACGAACAATCTCAACCCGGCCACGATCAACCTGACCCCGCTCGCTCCAAATCTCGCCCGTATCAACAAAGCGCAAATACGCCCCTTTAGGGCGCTCCCAAATCGTTCCATCCTGAACAAGACCATCAAGGTCACCGTCACGAGGAAACGGCACAAAAGGTACAACACGAGGTTTCCTGGCCATACTATGTATTATACCTCAACCGAACCTACGCAGACGGCGTGACCTCTAACGAACTCGCAGAATACGCACCAGTCCCAGCAGCATTCAACGCAGCAACACGGAACTGATAATCCGTACCATTAGTCAAACCCGTAACTCGGTAAAACCCATCAACCGAGCCGGTATCCGCCACAATCGTGGTCCACGTAGTACCATCATCTGTACTTTGTTGAATCACATAGCCAGTAATCTCGTAGACCCCGCCATTCCACGTAGCCTCAACCCACGCTAACGTCACCTCCGTATCACCCGCTACAGCGACCACATTCGTAGGAGCATTAGGCGTAACCGGAATACGTTGAACAATAGCGTTCGTGCTCTGCACGATACCTAACGTGTCAGCAGTGATAGTTTCATCCAACGTCAGTGTGTAGCCGATAAACGAACCCGCCAACAATCGCTCACCCTTAATCAACGTAAGGTCCGAAAACTGTTCCACAATCGTGCCCTCATCAATCTTAGGAGAGCACGGCACATCAGTGTCATACGCTGACAAAGAGGGATGATCCATTAGCGCTTCTCTAACCACAGTTGTCAAATTATCTCTTTGATCTGTGACAACCTGCGTACCCGTCGCACGAATCCACACATAAGTCCGCATATCATAAGCAACATGCAACTGAGGCTCACCCACCCCAGAGTAACCAACACGCTCAATCGAATCAGTACCCATCACCAACGTAATAATCGTGGGCCACCTGTCCAACGCAAACGGTTCATAGTTAGCATACATTACCGGATCAGGCAATTGATCTGCAGTCAAGTTCCAGTAATTCCGATAGTTCACCAAACGAGACGGCAAATCTGCCGCCAGATAGTTAGTGACAAACTGTTTTGCCGTCCGGCTACCACTCATCATAACAAATCACTGTCCTAACAATTTACTGCCACTATATGTCTTTATCCAGCCAGGGGTGTCTGCGCCTCGCAAGCCAGTCTTCTTCAGCCAAGTGTAGTACTTCCCTACTGTACCGCCATAAATAATGCGCTCGTTAATGGCATACCCTAACTTGCGAGTAAAGCGCTTCCCATCCGGGTCACCAAAATCAAACAAGAACTTACGTGCCTCCATCTTCTGTGTACCCTGCTGAATAAACACAGGATAAGGAACCTTACGTTCGATGTCCCTCAAGTTAGTACCAAACATCATACGATGTGAATCATACTTGCGTACCGCCCCACGAGCATTCTCAACAGTCAGACTCTTACGCAACTCTCCACTCGCCACCAAAATACCACTTCTACCGTATTCCTCTTGCTTCCACGCAACAGTCTCTTTATCCAAATCCGCCCATTTGCCTTCCCCGCCAGTCTGAAAATCTTTCTTAAGTTCCTTCTGCAGTTCCCGGCCAGCCCACTTAAACTGAGACTTAAACCCTTTAAGCGCCCGACGTTGCATCGCATTAATGTGCTTAGTGGCCTCATCCTCAGTCTTCTTAACTTTTATATCAATCTTAAACCTTTTCGCAGCCATCAAGCGACCCTTACACGACGATACTTACGCAAACTAAACAACTCACGATCAGAAAAACCCGTCTCCAACGGAGCCACATTACGAGTCGTCAAATCCTTCAAACCCACAACATCATCATGCATATTCTGCATCTCACGAGTAGCCGCACGCAACATCAACAACTTAAACGCCGGAATATTCGGGCCATCCAAACCCGCCACATACGTAATATCCACCTTATCATTCGCAAAAGCATACCGCAAATCAACACCATACTCACGAACAACATAATCCGACTCCGCCGTCTGCACATTAGCCGTAGCCGACGCAGACGCCTGAGTAATCGTCACCGACGACACAGACACCACCGGACTCTGATCCAAATACAACGTATACGAACCCGGAGCATACATCGTTCCAGAACCCACCAAACTACTATTTTCCATAGGCATCATGGAATAGTTATAGAAATACGGATCATTAGACAAACCGCGCCCATAACTCGGAATCCGATACGACTCAGTAAACGTGGTCTGCTCAACCGGGCGACGTAAATACATTTCCAACTCGGATTGCAGCCCATCAATAACAAACTGAGCAGCTTCTTCCTGCACGTTAGTAAACGTAATGTCCATGTAAGTTGTGATATCTGCAATTGTGATTAAAGCCATATCCTGAGCGCCTCTCTACTAATCTGGACGATTACGATGACCCTGCTTCACGCGCCCGCCTTTTTGCGGCGTTAGTTCGACGCCCCTTAGCGGAGTTAAGGTTTGCAGTATTCTGCTTACCTTCATCTCTAATCTTGGCTATTGCATTATCTGAGAGGGAACCATTTCTTGCCCGTGCCAGCCTTGTTCGACTAATTCCAACTAGCCCCACTCCCTTAAGAGTGGCGTTGTTATTCTTTGCAGCTTTACGCAGATCCCGAGTCTGTTTCGCATTATTTAAAACAGCCCTCTGCCCCTCAGTAAGGTTGCCTGTCTTTGCTACTCCATTAAGAGTACTAACAATCTTGGCAAGATCCCTATCTGACTTGCCTGTCTGATCGTCATCAGGGGCAACACGCCCAATGCCTTCAATAAGAATAGCCATACACAGCCCCTAACAAAAAACCAATACTGACAATATGATACCGTATCGGCACACACCTTCCAGACTAATCCGCCATTTGCTTCAAAAAGCTACGATCCAACAACATCAAACCAATCACAGAATACCCCACAATATCCAAATACGTATCAGCCACCGACTCATTCTCCGGAGTCTTACCAGACTTCAACAAATTCTCAAGCCTAGCAACCTTATCATGCAACCGGACAATCAGCCCCCTATGCCCAAATCGCAAAATGTTCTCAGGACCATAATCACGCTGCTTATTACACAGCGTGGACCACACAAACTCACGATCTAACTCGACATCCGCGTCCTTAACCATAACAGCTAACTCCGACCACACCTCCAAATCAACCAAAGGCATATTACCCAAAAAATAAGTATCAATCAGATCATCAACATATGCGCGAATATCATCCAAAGACACAACCCGCCCAGACCGGCGATCAAACACGTCACTCACATGCGCCCACGCATGGTCCTGCCACGACGAAACACTCTCAGTAACAGCCATATCACTTCATCACATTCGCAACAACAGTCTGCTTCATAACAAACAGAAACCAACCAATATAAGACACATGGAACGCATCGAAGTACCCGATGCCTGGAGCAATCGCTGTAAACTCCGGCCACGCTCCAATCAGAACACTGTTGCCCACCATCAGCCCTAACGCTGAAATAGCAGAAAGCACTACCATCGTGATTAACCCATTAAGTAGGGCTAAAACTGCGGACTGTTGCATAGTAGAAATCTCCTCTAACTCTTCATTTCCTGTAATTTTATTTGTAAAGCGATCCCAATCGCCGCTATCCCTATTCATCCTCATACTCCTTCACTATCTGGTGCACTCTCTGCCTAGACAGGCTGTACTTGTTTCCAATATTTGCGAGCGTCTGCCCGCTTTTGTGCTCACTATAAATGCTGTTATTTCTCTCAGAGATATAGTTCTTAGACTTTGGTCCTGGCCTAACCGGCCCCCACGTCCACGTACCAACACCCTCTAACCGTTGTATCCGGTCAACGCTCAGTTTGCCCTGTCTGTATCTTGTACGCATGTAACTGACCCAATTGCCTAAGTTAATGCATTCATTAGGCCCAACAAACTCAACATGCCCGGTAGGGACTAAGGCGTCACCGTACCGATCTTCGTACACCAATAAAGCTTCAAAGTGTCTTTGCCATCTAGTCTCGTGACGCATACACCTAGTTTACTAAAAACCCAGTAAGTGTGTCAAGCTAACTACTCAAAATTTAGGCATGGGCGATCACATTCGCCAAAGACCCAATACGCCTAACCACCTCATCCCGACCAACTCGCTCAGACCACTCCACAATATCTTCCTCCACCTCTAACTCAATAGCATCCCAACACATAATAAATGAGCGAACCCGCCACCCTGGAACACTCTGTAACAATTCATCAAAGTTATTTGACAACTTAAACCGGTCCCGCACCATCCCCGCCTCCATTGCAACAACAGCAGGCAACGAAAAACGGCCGTCAACATCCACCGGAACAGTCTCAGACAACCCATACAACTTCACACAGTCAGCAACGAGCATCAACTCGTAATGAATACGGTTGTTTTTAAAATCCTTAAGTGAAGTCCACATACCCCTACTCTAACAACAAAGCGGGGTTCAGTCAAACCGACCAAACCCCGCCACAGATGTTGATTGCTTTACAGCTACCGGCACCTTAGCCGATAATCACAATCTCCTCCTTCGGGGTTAGTCATTTTGCCGGTACAAAAATACTTTAACCACCGAATCTACAGGTGACTGCAACTTTCTAGACTATAATATTAAATTCGCCTTAGCCCGCCAGATTGCACCGATGGTGCATGAAAGCTACCTAATCGGGCAGGAATTTCCGTCACAATCTGAATCATCAATCTCCATAGCGGTGTTCTCTTCGACGTGGTCCGTACCGAACGGAGTGAGAGCGCCAACCATCTCGGCGTACTCTTCCTCGGTCAACTCACCAAGCGGAGCCTGAGCGAAACCGTGGTCCGAGTGAAGCAGGAACGAAACCGACTTCATCTCCTTCCAGTGCTGACCCAGATACTCCATGATGCCCGGAAGCTCTTCCATGCGGTAGTACACGGTGACCGAAACGGCGTTGTCTGCCCAGACACGCTGAAGCTTGCGGACGAGGTCCATCTGCTCGATAGCGGTCATGTCTTCAGCCAGGACGGTGCCCTCAGGGAACTCGCACGGGAAGTCGATGATCGAAGTACGTGCGTCCTCGGTACCGTCGAAGTTGAGCACCGGGTAGGTGTCGTACCCGTGGTCGGCGCAGAACTGGACCAGCGGGTGGTCGGCAGCGATACGCATACGCTTGACGAACTTGGAGCTGAAACCCGGGTGGACGCCAGGGGTGACGCCAGGAAGCAGGCTGAGGGTGCCGGAAGGCTTGACGGTGGTCAGACGGACCGACTCGGGCCAGCCACGTTCAGCAGACCACTCTTCGTCCAGCTTGCGGAGCGACACGTAAGCCTCGTCCAGCCAGTCAATCTTGTCGAGAGCCTGAGCCACACCGGTCACGCCAAGACCCAGACGCATGTTCTGGCTGGTGATGACATCCGACTGGTGGTCGATGTACGGCATAGCGGAGATAGCCTTCTGCACCTTGAACAGCAGCGAAGAAATCTCAATCAACTCATCCAGAGAGTCGATACGAGGCAGAAAAATCTCGCAGAGGTTGCAGGACTCACGATGGGCCAACGGAATCTCTGCGCACGGGTTAACGCCCACAATCGAATCGTCACGACGAACCTCACCCATACGTCCAAACTCACGCGAGTTCTCAAGATTGAAGAAACCATAAGGCTCACCATTACCCTTATAGCCAGACCAAATGTTGGCTTCCGGGTCAAGAGCCAGACGCCCCATCTGCTCGTTAGAAACAAACACCGAGTTGTTAGACATAGCACGATAGTTCGGTACGTTACCAAGATCCCAACGCTTAGCCATCATGTACGACTCGTCCTCAACGTCGCCCAGAGCGATCTCAGCCGAACGACGGACATTACCTGCAACCACGATCGAACCGATGATGTTAAGGATATCGAGAACCTCAACCGAGTTGAGATGACGGCCAGCAGCACCAGACATCACGTCAGCGATCTGAAGGGCACCCTGAATCAGAATGTCCGGACCAGAAGCAGTGCCGCCAAAGCCGTTGATCGGTTCGCCGTACGGACGGACAAGGTGCGTGGCGAAGGTCAAAGAGTCCTTGACCTCGGGACCGCCAACGAAAGTCTTTACGACACGCTCGATAAGCTCAGCCCAACCCTCACGGGTATCAGGCACGATGAAGTCAGCATCGTTCACGTCAGAGTGCGTGACCGTGGCATGACGCACGGTGCCGAGACGCTCCGGCTGGTTGCAGGAGAAGCCGACGCCACCGCCAAGCATAAGACGGTCGATCGCCCACGAGAAATCTTCAGGGCACTGAACGTCAACAAACCAGCAATTTACTAAGCTGTCTCCACCAATGCGGGTGTTGTTGTCGGTGCCTAGCTGCCACAGCATACGACCAGCAACACTGCCCTTGAGATAGAAGAGCTTGTCATAAAGAGTTTCTGCCTCGGCCTGGGTCAGTCCAGCGCCGATGGCTTGTGCACCGTTGACGACACGCTGAATGGTCTCGTGCCACTCCTCAGTACGCTCGCCGCCAGCAACCGGGCGGGCATAAGTGCGCTTGTAAACGATATAGCCGAGTCCATTGAAACCCCAGCCGGGTTCTTTATCGGCGTAAGCGTCAACAAAATCATCAGAAATCATAAAGGGGTCCACAGTATCTTCTCCTTGTGGTATAATGAGGTGTCGTAAAATAAAGATGGTTTTAGTATTGTAAACCAATACCAATCCCGACAGGCGTCAAGTTATCACGAGATACGTGAAAACCAACATCCGATAACAACATTTTTACTCAGTCATGGCAGCTAGCCGTCGAGCCAAATCTTCCCGATCTGAAAACAACAAAAATATGCCAGCCGCCTGCACATTAGTAGAAATCACCCCGTCTAGATCGTCGTCCAAATGAACATCAAACAAACCTACATCCGACAATTTCAACAACATACCCATAGCCATCATATCATCTGAAGGTATCAACTCGGCAGCCTTCAAATATTCGATCAGGAAGCCTATCTTAGTAGACAACTCACCCAAAGTCAATAATGTTTCAAGGATTGTCCCCGCAAAATCCTCCCACGCCCCAAACAACGCCAAACACGGTCGCACCACACGATTCCTAAACACCGACGACTCTCTATCAGACAAACAAATAGCAGCATCTAACGCTGAAGAACTAGACTCGTGGACAGCCATATACAGCACCCCGTTGTCTTGTAGCTCCAACGCCTCTAAAGACTGCTTATCGTACAAACAATCAATAAGACAAAATTCGCTCGCCACACTAACGATTGCCTCAGTCCCTTGCATTGAATAAATATCTTCCCGCACCCCTGAATTCACAACAGCGTGCATGAGTAGAATCAAATCAAAATTGTGGCTGTCTAGAATCCCGTTGTGTCGAGTCAAATACTCAACAATGTTGGTAAGTCCCCAACAGTAATCGGGGTCAATCGCTTCTAACAAGTCAACGTCGTGCTTCGTCCAAACTGGAAACGGTAGATCGTCGGAACTATCAAAAACGGGCATACTTATAGTATATATGCGAAAGCCCCCGGTCCGAAGACCGGGGGCTTTCAATCAGGACCGAGGCCCTATCCTAATCCTTCAGGATCAGGTGGGAGCACCGGTAGTGAAGTCGACTTCAACGAAAGCCTCGGGACGCTTGACCGCAAGAGCGAGACGCTCCTCAGCCAGCACCACGATAGCGTTACGAATGAAGAAGTCGGCGTGGTTCTCCGAAATACGGATCGAAGCAGCCTCACGGTCGTAAAGCTGAGCGCCCGTACCGAACGCACCAACAAGAGCGTAGCCCTCATCAATCGCCGGAGTGTCGATAACCGGAATTCGCCAGATCCGAGAATCCGCACCAGAAGCAACCGACATCGCCATAAGGTAAGTACCCTGGTCGTTCTTGGTAAGCTCCATATCTTCCCAATCACTGGGGTGAACAATCACACCAGTAGGCTCGTAGTACGCAAGGTACGCCAGCGTAGCAGCACGGCGGATAGCATCCACCTTCTGGTCGCCAACGGTACCAGAGTTCCAAGCATAGGTCTGAATACCGGCGTTACGGATACCCTGAAGATCCTCACCAGTGCCCGTGCCCTGCAGAATCTGGTCATCTTCGTGAATACGAAGACCATACAGAAGCTCGTTGTCGATGATGCTGCGAAGCTGCGGCTCATCGGCAAGCACGTTGCGGTGAGCAGCTTCCCAGTGAGCGATGGTCCGAACCGGAGCCTGCTCGCCAGTGAACGTCATGCTCGACTGTGGCTTACCGCCAGTACCGCCGTTATAGGTCGCACCAGAGAACTGACTGTCAGCGTAATCAGGAACCACCGAAGCGTTGTTACCACTCCAACCAGTAGCCGTGACAAAACCAGTCTGACGGAAGTACTCAATCACCGCAGCGTTCGTCGTACGGGTCGGGAACAAATCACGAACCCGGCTACGACGCTGAGCAATCGGAACAATACCATCACGCTGAACCGTACCAAAAGCGCCAGGAGCAGTATGCGCCCCACCCGGAAGCTCCGGATACAGATCCTTCTGAGCAAGCGACTTCGCCTCAAACGGAGCGTGCATGTTCACACCCGCACGACCGCCCTGAAGCGACTTAAACTCCTCAGAAGCTAGGAAAGCATCACCAATCGTACGGTGATGCGCCGCCACCTCACGCTCAACACCGGCAGCAACCTCAGCCGCAACCGACTTGTACTCAGCCTCAGACGACCAAGCCGAAATATCACGAAGCGAAGACATGCCATCAATAAGGCTCTTCATCTCATCAATCTCAGCCATGTTTGCACGGAAAGCAGCCTTCTTCTCGCCATCAGCGATAACAGTGGTGCCCTCCACTTGCATCGAATCAACGATTTCTTGCTGCTCAGCCATCTTAGCGTTAAGCGCAGCCTTTACCTCGTTGAGCCGACTCTCATCAAAACTCATGTTTTTCTCCTTAAGGTTAACATGTCTACTGTCTAATGACAGGCGACCCAACACATAATGTGGTGACACCGGTCAAATATTATGCTATCATCAACGTAAAGTAAATCACGGAAACTTTTGCAAGTTTCTAGGTCTTCTTTACAAACAATAGTTTAATGTATATCGCTCGACGCAATCAACCAGTACAAAAACTGCGCTAACCCACTAAGCCCAACGTGGCCGACGAATTATTACGAGTATCCTTCAAATACTTGCCAGCACCCGCAGACGCCGCAGCCAAATCCTCAGCCCACACAGCCTCCGCAACATCTGCCGCTGTCAAACTACTTGCATCAACCGTAACCACCGCAGTGCCCGTAGAATTATCAGTCACCGTAGCGCCCCCACGGATAACAATAGACCCTGCCGTCACAGAAGAATCAATAGTGATATTTCCCAACTCTGCATCAATCTCAGCGTACTCGGCAGCATCGGTCAAATTACTAATCACCAGATTGCCTCGCCAACCCACAACACGCAAAGACTGGCCAGACCCTCCAAGATCAATTGTAGACACCGCAGGAACGGCGTTGTTCTGACCTAGAGGATAGCCAGAGTAGCAATCTTCTAGAACAGTCGTGCCGCCGCCTGACAAGGTAATCGTCTGCGAAAGGCCACACTTACGAAGACGTGCCCGCAGAGATGTGCAGTTAAAGACAAAGCAATCAGCAAAGCTAGATCGCTCTTCCAAAGTGCTGTTAAAGATAGCAAGGTTCAAGAAAGCAACCCGGTTGACTTCAGCACTGTCGGAAATCTGCACCGACGAACCGACCAACCGGCAGAACAAGGTCATGCCCTCAATATTGTTCGACCCATCAACGACGAGCGGGCCGATCACCCGCATCTCGACCAGCCCTCGCTCCCTGGCGATCGTCATCGTGTCCTCAATATTGTTACTTGGACTTTCATCGGTCCCCGCAGGAAAAATCGTTCCTGCTACAGCAGCGCCCGTCAAGTTGGTCTCATCAACAGTAACGTAACCACCAAACGCCGACGCCTCGACCGCCTCATGAATCGTCGCATTGGTCACCGCCGTACCGGTTGAAAAATCAGTAATAATCGCATCTCCACGCAGGATCAACTGACCGTCCGTGTTCGTTGCGTCAACAAGAACAGAGCCAGAAAAGAAGTCTACCGACACATCAGCGAGGGCGTTACTGATCCCCGAGATTTCCATAGAGCCGCTGTAATTGCGGAATGCTACGTCGACATCGGCCCCGTTAAAATCGAACGACGCTCGCCCGGCGTTCAACGACTTCGCCGTAGCGCCCGTCACGCAATACAGCAGCTCCATGCTCGCAATGTGCGCGCTGCCGAACGTCCACGTCGAATCAAACGAGCACTGCTGGAACTGGACGAGGGCGTGGGCGCCGGTCGTCGTGTCGAGCACATCTCGGAAGTGGCAGAAGTTGAAGTTGCCGAACGCCGAGATCGTGCCCTCAACCGTGCAGGCTTGGAAGTTCGTACGGGTCGTGACCGAGCCGGACTGGAACGTCAACACGGTGCCGGGTCCACGACCGGACAGCAATTTGTCGCTCACGTCGTCGCCCGACAGGAACGTATACGAAGACAAAAAAGCAATCTCTGTAATACCACGTCTTGAAGCGATCGTGTTTGCGTCGGCAAGCGTGAGCACCGGGGAACCCGGCGTGCCATAAGGATATTCGTACTCGCCGGTCGTCCCGCCGATCGGGTCCACCGTCACCTTACCCTCAAACGCCGCTAGCTCCTGCGCCTGATTCAGTGTCTCGTTTCGGACGATGGTGGTGCCGGTGCTGTTGTTCTGCACACGAGCATTACCCCTAATCTCAATGTCGCCATCAGTAATCGAAGGCTCTAAGAACACCCTGCCGCTCGTGATGTCCATAGACACGTTCGCCGGACCCGTCGAGTTGGTCAACCTTACGCCGCCCGTGTAGTTGCGGAGCACGAGATCCTGGCCGGTGCCGCCCAAGTTTATCTCTGCATAATTATTTGCAGAATGATCAGCGATACCACTCCACGAGTCATAGATCTGTGCCTGAACACCGCCCGCCAGCGTAATCGTTCCCACCAGTGCACACTGCAACAATCCCCCGTTGAAGAACGATATGTCTCCGACGATGCACTCGCGGAATTCATTGTTGTTGTCGAGCGTCCCCTGCACAAACATGTTCTGGAAGCGACAGTTCGTGACGTTCGTCGCAGCGTCAATCGTGACAGTCGTAATAATTGGTGACTCACCGATGAAGGTGTAACCGTCAGAGAAGTCGCCCACCGTCAGCGTCGTGGTGTCGGAAAGAATAACGATTGTACGTAAACCGCGCTCAATACAAATAGACCTTGCATCAGCCAAATTATTAACAGGATTTTGGCGAGTACCCACAGGGAACAATGTTCCCGAAAACGACGAATTAACGTCCAACGCCACGGCCCCATCAAACGAAGCAGCCTGCAAACTCTCCAAATCCTGCAACGTAGCAGAAGACGAAGACGTACGGTCAATAGTAACAAACGCCGTAGGCGAACGAGGATCAATAATGCTACCCAAATCATCTTCCGCCACAAGGTTACCACCAGAAATCGTACACAACACAAAATCCGGCCCAGGACGCGCCTCAAAAGCAAGCTGAGCGTTCAACAACGTAGC